GTCTGGGGTGAAAACTCGAACGGTCAATTAGGGCTTGGTGATACAACAGATCGTCAAACGCCTATTTTGCACAGCAGCCTCAGCAACGTTGTCAAAGCTGTTGCTTCATGCGGTTATCGTACCGATGGCGCAAGTCCAACTGGGCATGGCTTAATCTTGTTGTCAGACGGATCAATATGGAGCGCTGGGTATAATGGCTATGGTCAACTCGGTCATGGTGACACCACCAATCGCACGAGCTTTTCACAAATAAGCCATAGCGAGAGCTTTACTGACATTTTTGCAGGTGATGGTCGCTATCCCGTATCTGGTGGAATAACTGATCAGAATGAAGTCTACCTATGGGGTAATAATGGCTATGGACAGCTTGGCACCGGCAACACGACGAACCAGCCATCCCCATTTAAACCTAACGGCTCTTTTCAAGGCAATGTTTCCCGCGTGCGTATTGGCGGTGGGGCTAGTTATGATGGGTGCATTATCCAATCTGGTAATGAACTCTGGGCCGCTGGTTATTCCGGCAATGGCAATCTTGGAATTAATTCAACGGCAGGCACGAATAATACCTTCAAACGAGTGTTAGGCCAATCAGGTGTTATCGAAGACTGGAATTGTTATGGGCATGGCACGTCCCCTTGGGGGCTGGGTGTTTTATATGACGATGGGCGCGTCGATGCCTGCGGAGATAATAACTCCTACGGAGAAACCGGTACACAAACGGGCAATTTGCACGACGTTAAAACCCTCAAAAATGTAATCTTTTAAGGAGAAAATCATGAAAGTTAAATCATATTTAATCAGCAAAGCCCCCAGCTTTGCTGAAAGCGAAGTCGCGCCCATTCATTTAGGCGATTTAGATGATCGGCACTATTACGCTTTTGCTAAAGGGGTAAAACCCGCCAAAGGTAGCAAGAATGTTGAAGACGGTGAGTTGGAGGATGTTATTAAATCTAGCCTGCTTATTCAGCAAATCAAGGAAGAAGCTGGTCGCCGTATTAATGCTGTTGCACCAGCATGGAAACAACAAAATGCGCTGGCAGATTTGTATCTTTTGGACGGTAGAGACGATCTTAGCGATGATGAAAAACAAGACCTTATCGAAGCCCAAGACCTGCTTGCTCGTGTGAAAGAGATCCGCAAGCGTTCTGATGAGATTGAAAATTCATTCATCGATGGTGTGGCGCTGGATTATCTGAATGACAAAGCGTGGGAGGATGTCAAAGATGCCGAATAGCGCATTATCGGAAGCCTTGCGTGAAGCTTACGCCTCTGCGCCCAGTGATGTCGTTATTCTTCATACGCTGGAGCTTCGTCATCCGTCTTTTATTGATGATGAGAACCAGCCGATGGCCATTCGGGTGGTGCGCGATAACCAAGAGCTAACAGCACGGCTTGAAACCTCTGCGCCTTTAGATGGTGGCGCGATGGTTAATTTTATTGCTATGGGTTTTGATTTGGAGCTTCCGCCTGTTGATACAGCGCCAGTGCCTGAAATCAGCATTACGCTGGATAATGTCAGCCGTGAGATCGTCACGCATCTGGATCGCGCTGCGGAAAGTCAGGATAAAATTGAGATCACTTATCGCCCATATTTATCAGATGATTTTGAAGGGCCACAAATGGACCCGCCATTTACGCTGGTATTAACTGAAGTGAGCGCGGATGCATCACGCGTGACCGGCAAAGCCCGTATGCTTGATGTCGGGAATAAAGCCTTTCCATCAGAAACTTACAACGCATTACGTTTTGCGGGCTTAACAAGATAAGGAGGCGAGATGACACATTGGGCAACAGATTATATTGGCAAACCTTGGAGGGTAGCATCAGATGGTCCTGAAGACTTTGATTGCTGGGGACTGGTTGTTGATATTCATCGTCGCTTTTATGGCCGTGAGCTGGAGATTATTCCCGTGGAAGAAAGCAATCTACGCCAACTGATCAAAACCTTTGATGCGCACCCTGAAAAGCAAAACTGGGATACTGTTAAAAATCCGATAGAGGGTGACATTGCTCTCATGCGTCAGAGCCGCCACCCCATTCATGTTGGCGTGTGGCTCGATGTTGATGGCGGTGGGCTACTTCACTGCATGCAAGGCGCTGGCGTGGTGTTTCAAAACCTCCAAAGCCTCAGCCTAACAGGTTGGAAAATTGAAAATTATTATCGTTACAAAGGAGAAATGAGCGATGGCTCAAATTGCCATTCATCATAACCCATTTCATTTGCACTTAAACGTTGATTTGTTCACGCCGAAACGCGGGCAAACAATACGTGGCTGGCTTGATGAACGAGGCATCGTAGAATTCACAAAGCCAACATTGTGCCTTGTCGATGGCGAGCCTGTGCTTAGAAAAGATTGGTCGCTGGTGGTGATTGCCAAAGATATGGTGGTGAGCTTTATCACACTTCCTCAAGGTGGCGGTGGCGGCGGTAAAATCCTGCGCACCGTTTTAACCATTGCTGTAATGGTGGCTGCGCCTTATGCGGGTGCGGCGCTTGCAGGCACGCTGGGTGTAACGAGCGCGATTGGTACATCGCTTATCACCGCTGGGATTGCTTTGGCAGGATCGGCGCTGGTGAATGCACTTATTCCGCCGCCAATGCCAAGCTCGGCGATTAGTAATTATAATGCCACCAGCCCCAGTCCGACATACTCCCTGCAGGCACAAGGTAACCAAGCCCGCCTTGGCGAGCCAATTCCTGTTGTTTACGGTCGGCATGTTGTGTATCCCGATTTTGGTGCAACGCCCTATGCCGAATTTGAGGGCAATGACCAATTCCTTTTCCAGCTCCATGTGATAGGACAAGGTGAATATGATATTGAACAGATCCGCATCGAAGATACGCCGATCAGTTCATTTGAAGAGATTGTATATGAGATTATTCAGCCCTATGGCACAGTCAGCTTGTTTGATACTGATGTTGTCACCGCGCCAGAGGTTGCAGGGCAAGAGCTTTTGAATGCTGCCGATGGTGGTGATTGGATTGGACCGTTTGTGGTGAACCCCGCTGAAACAACCACTGACCTTATAAGCCTAGATATTATCATGCCCAAGGGGCTGTATTACGCGAATGACAGCGGCTCTTTAAACAATCGAACGGTCACTTGGGAAGTTCAAGCTCGCCTTATCGATGATGATGGTGTGGCTTTAGGCTCTTGGATCACGCTGGGAACAGAAACACATACGGCAAACACCAATACGGCCATTCGCAATACCTATAAGTATCCAGTGGCGGCTGGGCGTTATGAGGTTCAGGCTATCCGCACCAATGCCAAGGATAATTCTGCCAGATCTGGGAATGATTTAAATTGGAATGCGCTGAAAGCCCATTTGATCCATACCCCTGATTTTGGGGATGTGACATTGCTGGCCATGAAAATGCGGGCGACGGATAATTTGTCGCAGCGCTCATCGCGGATGGTGAATTGTATCGTAACGCGCAAATTGTCAATTTGGCATGATCAAAATGGTTGGAGCAGTGTTCAAGCCACGCAATCTATCGCATGGGCAATGGCAGATATTTTAAAAGCAAGCTATGGCGCGGATTTAGAAGATAGCAGGATTGATTTGCAGGCGCTGGTGGCGCTGGATACGATTTGGCAAGCGCGCGGCGACACCTTTAACGGTGTCTTTGATAGCAAGCGCACAGTATGGGATGCTTTAACGCAAGTGGCGCGATGTGGTCGCGCTATTCCGTTTTTACAAGGCGGTCTGGTTCGATTTGTGCGGGATGAGCCAAAATCGCTCCCTGTTGCCTTGTTCTCCCCGCGTAATATCGTGAAAAGCAGTTTTAAGATTGACTATGTGATGCCAGGCGAAGATACGGCAGATAGCGTGACAGTCGAATTTTTCAATCAAAAGACATGGAAGCCCGATGAAGTAACCGCCAGCCTGCCAGATAGCAATGCTGAGCAACCAGCCACTGTATCGCTTTTTGGCTGTACGAATAAAGATCATGCTATGCGCGAAGGTCTGTATATGGCGGCAGCTAATCGCTATCGGCGACGCATGGTTAATTTTAGAACAGAGCTTGAAGGCTTGATCCCGACCTATGGTGATTTGATCGCTATCTCTCATGATATGCCACGCTGGGGAGAAGCTGGCGATGTGGTTGCGTACGAGCATCCTATTCTGACCTTGTCTGAGCCTGTGACCTTTGAGAATGGAAACAGCCATTACATCGCTTTGCGCAAGCGCGATGGTTCAATCAGTGGGCCATGGGAAGTATTGCCCACCAGTAAGGATATGCAAGTCGAATTGCTCGATGAAATTGATTTCACGCCCTACACAGGCAGTGCAGAAGAACGTACGCACTTTTCCTTTGGTATTGGAGAGGATTGGGCTGTGCTAGCGCGTGTCACGACCATCAAACCGCGTGGTGATCTGATTGAGATCGCCTCTGTCGTTGAAAATCCGCTGGTGCATACCGCCGATATCTAAAAAACAAAACTAACTAAGGAGAAAAAGCATGACCCCTGCAGAATGGGGCTTGGCTGTGGGCATTATCGCTCACAGTCTAGCCATACTTGTTGCGCTCGTAAAGCTGACATCATGGATCAGCACACGCATCGCTGTTTTAAACGCCCGACTGAGTACCGTTGAAAACCAAGTCAATAATGACATCACTGGACGCAAAGTCGTTGGCGAAATGCGCGAAGATCTCGCTGCCATAAAAGTACAGATCATTGATATTCGCGACGACCTCAAGTTTTTACGTACCCCTAAATAAACCACCTCAAACCTAAAGGAGAAAATACTATGCTTACATTACTTGGAAGCCTTATCGGCTTTATTTCATCTGCGTTCCCAGACTTTCTGAATATCTGGCAGGATCGTAGTGACAAAAAACATGAGCTTGCCATTCTTGATCGACAGATGGAGGCACAAAAGCAAGGGCATAATCAGCGCTTGGAAGAGATTCATGTGCAGGCTGATATATCAGAAAGCCAAGCCCTTTATAAACACGCAAGCCAGCCTAGTGGTGTGCGCTGGGTTGAAGCTTTGAGAGCATCTGTCCGCCCGATTTTGACCTACGCATTCTTCGCTTTATTTGCGACTGTCAAAATATCAGCATTGCTCAATTTACTCGATAGTGGCGCACCCATCACCGACAGCTTAATTGCCATTTGGGATATTGAAACACAGGCTCTTTTTGCTGCGGTTATGTCGTTTTGGTTTGGTCAGAGAGCGCTTTCAAAATTCCGTTCAAATAGCTGAATAATAACATCTTATTCAGTTGATTAAGTTCCAAAACGAAGCGTTACTGATGACACAAAAGAAAGGATGAACAATGTCAAAAATTTATTACAAAGCCATGATTGAGGATATGACGAGCGATCAATGTTCAGATCGTGAAATTGAATGTTTGCTCGATCATTATCAAGCAGTCGTGAAGCAAGTTGGATTAGCCAGAACAGCATTTTATGATCTAGCCGACTTTCCCTTAGCCATAAAATATAAGGTCGATAAATTTAAGCTGAAAATTGACCGCAAAATGGTCTTAGACCAAGAGCAGTTTTGGGGCGTATTTACGAGCGGCGATAAAAAACTAACGGTCATTGCAACGCTGGAGAAACATTAACATTTAAAGGAGGCTAATATGCGTCATATTACACAAGAAGGTATAGATTTAATCAAACGGTTCGAGGGCTTCTCTCCAACCGTTTATTTTTGTCCTGCTGGATACCCAACAATCGGCTACGGCCACGTTGTCAAAAAGGGCGAGGATTTCTCTGGCGGGATCACTCAAGGCGAGGCTGAGGAATTACTGCGTCTAGATGCTCAAATTGCGGAACGTGCCGTCCTACGCTTGATTACAGTGCCATTAACGGATGGGCAATTTGATGCGCTTGTATCATTCACCTACAATTTAGGGTCAGGCGCACTACAACGCTCAACTCTGCGCCGCGTCATTAACCGTCAGAACCACCATAATGTTCCAGCTCAGCTTATGCGCTGGGTCTGGGCTGGTGGCCGTAAGTTAAGGGGGCTGATCCGGCGACGGGAGGCAGAGGCACGTCTGTATGCCTAGGTTTTATTTACCTTTGCTCACCTTGAACTTCTCGCAAGGCGCGGCTAAAGAAGTGGCGCGTTGCTTGTTCTCTTGCCTGCGCATCGCTCATCACAATATTTTGTAATTGTTTATCTTTTTGGAAGAGTTTGATTGCCCCCTCAAAGAAAGCATGTGAGAAAGCGCCGAACACGACATCTGGTGGATTGTTTTTCAACATTTCACGAAGATCTTCATCTCCTAAAATCTCTCTATTCACTTGTTCGAAGCGTAAGAAATCTTCTTTAGTAAATTCTGTCCCATGGCGCTGGTTAAAGTTATCGATAATCTCCGACAATGCCTTTTCTTCATCTTCGGTGTATGTTTTTGCGCCAAAGTCTTTAATGGAAGATAAAGCCGTTGTAGAGCCAGCTTGCAGAGATGCATTGCCATGTTCTTTTTCTTCGACGCGGAAGGCTTGTAGGCGAAGCATGTCTTCTGTGATTTCAATCTCTGGAGGTACATCACGGCTCGGTAATAGCTTAATAAGCCACGCTGAGTAAGAGAATAGCTTCTCAAGGTTAGTGTCCTCTAATCGTACAACTTGCGCGACGAAAGAATAAAAGCGCATATAGCTTTTCAAAAGTTGGCGAAATTCTTCGCGCTTGCCTTCATCTTCTTCATACTCAAAGCGCTGGACAGCATTGCGTACTAGTGCTTCCAGCTTAATACGGTCGTGTGGGTCTAAAATACCCTTATAATAGATTTCTGCGAAACGATTTACTTCTTCTTCATCAATAATTGAGAAGGCTTTAATGCGCCCCTCTAGTTCATAAATTTGATTGGGGTCTGAAATATCTTCGACAGATGTAGCTTCGAAAAATGGCTTAAAAGCATTTTGAATGTCTTCGATTGTATTTTGGAAGTCCAATACAAAAGTACGCTCTTTATTGGCGCATGTTCTATTAAGACGTGAGAGTGTTTGTACGGCCTGTAAGCCATCTAATTTACGATCAACATACATGGCGCACAATTTAGGCTGATCAAATCCTGTTTGATATTTCTCGGCCACTATTAACAATTGATACTCCGAAGTTTCAAACTTCTTAGGCAGTTCAGTTTCTGCAAAGCCATTAACGTCGGCTTCGGTGTAGGTTTCCCCCTCAAAATCCATTTCACCGGAAAAGGCAACAAGCGCCTTTAAGTCCCCATAGTGATGGCTTTCAATATATTTTTTGATGGCAAAGTAATATTTTAAGGCATGCTCTCGGCTTTGCGTAACGACCATAGCTTTAGCGGCCCCATGTATTTCTTTGGCCACATGGCGTCGGAAATGCTCAACGATAACTTCCACTTTTTGCGCGATAGCGGTGGGGTGGAGTGTTGCAAAGCGTGCAACTTTACGCTGGGCGCTTCGTCCTGAAAGGTCTGGGTCGTCCTCAATAACTTTCTCAAGCTGATAATACGCTTTATAAGTCATGTAGTTTTGCAAAACATCAAGGATAAAGCCTTCTTCGATGGCTTGGCGCATTGAGTAAAGGTGGAATGGATGCGGCAGTCCGTCAGCCCCCTTAATTCCAAAGCGTTCAAGCGTCACATTCCGTGGTGTGGCCGTAAAAGCAAAGTAGCTCACATTGGATTGTGGGCCGCGTTGGCGCTGGTAATCGGCAATCATATCCTCAATACCAGATGGCGCATCTTCTTCACTATCCCGGGACAGTGTTTTTGCGAGGTTATCCGCATGCTTACCAGATTGTGATCCATGTGCCTCATCAATCAGTACCGCAAATTTACGGTCGCCTTGCCCTGATATCTCTTTCAAGTGATCTGTAGAGAATTTGTGAATCGTCGTAATAATAATACGTGCGCCATTTTGGATGGCTTCTTTAAGCTGGCGCGATGTGCCGTCAATCTTTTGCACAACACCCTTTGTTTGCTCAAATTGGGCAACGGTGTTTTGTAACTGGCGATCAAGCACAACACGGTCAGTCACGATAATAGCCGTATTGAACACCGGCATATCATTATCATCATGGAGGGTAATCAGGCGGTGGGCAGTCCAGCCGATAGTGTTTGATTTACCAGAGCCAGCAGAGTGTTGAATGAGATAATTATGACCTGCATCATTAACCTTGGCGTGTCCAATCATTTTCAAGACCGCATCTAATTGTTGAAAGCGCGGGAAGATCATCACTTCTTTGCCGTCGCTGGTGTCCAAATGCATAAAGCGACCGATAATATCGAGGAAGATATCACGGCTAAAAATGGCTTTGCCTTCGGGTTGATCGGCATATAGATAAGCGACGCGGAATTCATCTTTGATATCCGCGTTACCGGCGCCACCATCGCGCCCACGGTTAAAGGGAAGGAAGCGTGTTTTACCGTTATTCAAACGGGTAGTCATGGATATATTGTCTTCGTCCAAAGCAAAATGCACCAAAGCGCCGCGCTTAAAGGCCAATAAAGGCTCACCCGCTGGGGAGCGGTCTTTTCTGTATTGGCTCTCAGCGTGTTTAAAAGTTGATCCTGTGCTGAGGTTTTTGCACTCCAGTGTCGCGAGCGGGATACCGTTCACGAACAAAGCTACATCGATGCGGTTGCCGTTTTTATTGCTGTATTCCAGCTCATCAATAACACTCAGGATATTGGCGTTATAAAGGCGCAATAAATCATCGTTGAGGCCAGAGGCTGGCTTAAAAAAGCAGAGGGAGAATTTGATGCCTGGGATCAGTTTAATGCCTTGGCGCAACACATCTAGAGTGCCGCGTTGCTTTAACGCTTTCTCAAGCTGTTTTAAAAATTCTGTTTCGGCGGCGGTGGAGTATTGTTCTTCCAATCGCGACCATTCATCGGCTTGGGGGTCCTTAATGAATTGCAACACCAGCTCTTTATCAAGAGCTGTCTCAATATCATAGTCAGTCTTTGTATTACGCTTAATATAGCCCTGAGAGCCGATAAGCTGCGCAATTAAATGATTTTGAAAGACGCGCTCTAAGTGAATACTGTCCTTGGTATAGGTTTGGTTTGTCATGACGCCATTTCCTCCTCAATTTTATCCAAACGGCGATCAACCGTATTTCTATTCTTCCATGCCTCAATATCCAGCTGGCCTGTAACAGCTTCGGTAATAAGGGAAGATTTCATTTCTATTAGTTTATCAATTGATCGATTTTCTTTTTCTATGATTTCGTCAATTATGGATGTTTTATTATCTAAAAATTCAGCCAACTCTTTTTGTTCATTTAAAGGGGGCAACAGTACAGGTACATTTTTCAATAAATTTTGCCCCAAAGAAACGCGGGTAACCAAATTCATTTCTTTAACAAAAAATAATCTAGGAATATCACTTCTAAAGTAATACTTTGAATACTCTGGATACAGAATGTTTTTATCTGGTCTGAACCTTATTAAAAAACCAGAAAATGTTGCTTTCTCAATAGTTTCTGTACATACAGATGAAATGCCTATTTCTTCCGCTGTTTCCGATGTACGAGTGAAAAATACATCTCCTCTTTTTACAGAAAATCTTCTCTGGTCATCCTCAGAAGACATTGCTAAACCATCAAGACTTCTCGGTAATAATGGATTTTTATATACGTCTCCATAACCTATAAATGGATAACCAGAGCCAAAATATTCAGCACCTTGGCTAATACCATTTTGTAGCGTTCCTATGTGGCGCAACCTTTTTAATTTCCAATGTTTTGGGAACTTATTTAGCCAAAACAAATCAGGTGTTTTCATTTCGGCCTCTGAAATACCCTCTCGTATAGTTCTGTCAATTATGTGCGATCTTTTTTCTTCAATCGCGTTAATCAATTTATTCTTTTTTTCAATAAGCTGATCAATTCGAGATGTTTCTATATCTAAAAAATTTGATATTTCCTCTTGTTTTTCTATATCTGGATAAATAAGAGGTATATGTTCAAACTGCTGCTTATTAAAAGAATACCGCATACCAAAGCTAAGTTTCTCAAAATAATTAAATCCATACTTCAAACCATAAAAATAATATTCAAGATATTTAGGCAGTAAAGTACCTTGAATATCAAAAACTATGTATAGGTTACTAATGCAACCGTCATACTCGCTCACACCACATAAAATTGGGGTGGCATCAAAGTCTCGTGGAGTAAAAACGAATTGACCTTTTGATACAATTTGGTGGCCAATATAGCTTTCAGTGGATTTACCGAAAGATAAATCAGTTTTAACTTTGATCCCTTTTTTTGTTAAGCTCAGGACCGTTGGGTTTTCATCTTTATTTTTATTTGCTTGATATCTTTTCACCGCCGCTTTCATTCGAGCATGTGTCCATCCAAAAGGAATAGGTGACAATTCAGCTCTATGGTTATCTACAACACGCAT